AATTTCGTGTGTACCATTATACGTACCAACAACAGGAACACCTGATGATATGGATTCTAATAATGTTAGATTTGGATGACCCGCTTCAAGTTCAGAAGGGTGAATGAAAATTGTATGACTTCTAAAGATATCTAACAATTCTTCTTCAGTTGCATTGTGAGTCAATAATGTTAATTTTTCATATTCTAATAAATCACTATTGGCATCAAAAAACCTCATATTATTTGGGGGACCAACAATAGTAATAGGTAAATCTAATTCTTTAGCGGCTTCAATGGCATATCTAAAACCTTTTCTATCATATGCAGGATTATCACCATACCCATTGTTAGCAACACATAATAACTTGTGTTCCGTAATGTTTTTTTCGGTAGGGGAGAACAAATCAACATCAACACCATGAGTTAAATAAAACAATTTATCAGTTTCATCAAAATAATCAACCAAAAACTCAGCGTGAGTAAATGATATTATTGAACCTTTAATTGCATCTAAATTAATTTGATATGATTTAGAGTCTTTACCGTGTCTAACAACATGATGGTCATGTAATGAAAATATATATGGAATACCTCGTTGTTTAGCCTCAAGAGCTAAGTTTGCAACGTGTATATGGACAATATCCGAGTTAACATCAACATCGTTGAGATATTGTATATCACAATTATGACCCATAGAGTCAAATTTTAATTTATAGTTCCAAATTATCTTTTCAACCGCTCCCCAACCATTTGGTGGTATTGCTAAAAGACCTGGTGTTACTTGTGTTATTTTCATATTATATAATATTAAAGTTATTTCTTTGTCTAATCAAGTATTTTAACTTATCAATCGAATGAAATTTTTCATTTTCAATATCTAAGTCATCCATATTTTCAGTTGTAAATGATAATTGACCATTAACTAATGAATAATGTTTGTGTAAATAAATAAAATCATCTATGTATGTTATTTTATTTATTTTTTGGGCAATTTGAGTTAATTCGGTATCACAGTAAAATGATTTATATATTGGGTTAAAAACAAAACCAAATCTATCATAATATTTTCTACCCATAACTGGATGAGTACAAAGTTGTTTATTTTGAATACCATCAGGAAAATGTAAAACACCATCTAAATCAGGATAATGTTCCATCATATAATTTCTCATTAAAACATCAATGTTTTCTTTTGGAAATTCAAAATCATCTGCAATATTCATAAGAATATCCCAATCAGATATGTGTTCAATATCACGATTAGTGGCGTTTATTTTACCTTTTAAATTGGATGAAAAAAGTTTTATAATATTACTTTGTGGATGATTTGATATGAAATTTTTAATTTCTTCAGAGTTCATTGATATATCATCATCATCAATTGAAACTAAAATAGTTACGTTTTCATAATCTGATATTCTTGAACATAATTCATTTAAAACCGACATAAACTTTTTAGGTCTATTTCTGGTTGCAAATTTAAATAAGATTTTAGTGTTTGTAATTTTGGACATAATAATATATTATAGTGTTGATAAAAAATTATTGAATGATTTTACTATTTGGTCATATTCTTTTATGTGAAAGTCATTTTCAAACAAGAAATTCGGGTCAACAAACCCAAAACTATCTGTGTAATCCCTTTTCCAATTAAAGTATAAAAAATTCTCATTAGAAAAAAACTCATCAAATGAATCAACACAATATTTTCTTTCATTGTTTGTTCCTTTAATTAATTGAAGTTCTTTTTCTTCATCAATTATACCATTTTTAATTGGTGGATTTGGTGACATAACAATTACTTTATTATTTGGATGTTCAGAAATAAAAGTCTGTAAAAATTCTCTATATTTAAACAATAAATCACTTGTCAAATGAGAAAGAGAAATATTTTTTTCATTAGATGTTTTAGGTAAACCATACCTAGTGTCTATTTCACCCAAATAAAATGTTATAATATCACCATCTTCAATTGGTAATAAATCAATAAAAGATTTGTTATCTTTATTTAAAAATCTATGTAAACTTAATGAGGGGTGACTGTACCTAATAGGTAAATAATCTTGTATTGGTTCAGGTGTGTACCTATCATCACCAAAAGTTCCCCAAGCATTTGAATCACCAATAACCCATAATCGTTTATAATTCATTGGATATTGTTGTGATATGTTTCTTAATGGTAGGTAGTTCTTATAGAAGGAAAAGTTCTTATCAAAAATTAAAACATCCTCAATATACATTCTTAAATGTACACCACCCTTAAACCCTAATCTATTATGTTTTCCAAAATGACTACCAATTGTAAAACTAACAAAGTAATTTATACCATCAATACAATTCACATTAACAGTTTCAGGTGAGTAAGGTATATCAAAATATGGGTCTGATATTTTTACGGACATTATACGGTGAGTATCACCCAATCCTAATGTTGTAAAATTAATTTTTAAAATTGCATTATTTATTGCGTTTTCAATATTAATTTCATTAATACTAATTAATATTTTTTCTTTTTCTAACATTTAATAAAACTTCCCCAAAGGACTTGTTTAAATTTATCATAAAGATATGGTTTTAAATTTAAGTCTGAAAGATATAATTCTAAATTTTTGTAGTGTGATTCAGACATTGTTGGCCAACCTAATTCAGTTTTTATTTTTTCATAATCTTCAGGTGTTTCTTCATAATCGTGTAACATAACAACATCACCTGTTTTAAGATATCTTGAGAATAATTTAAATTCGGTTTCTTTGTCACCACCATCACATAATAATAATGTTTTTTTTGGTTGAGTAATTAAAGATTTTATTTCACCAATTACCTCAACATCAAAACAATCGGCAACCCTTAATGTGGTGTCTTTAATATCATGAACTTGTAAATAATCAGGATTAATATCATATGAAATTATTTTACATGAATCTGATTTATTTTCTGATAGCCAATGTGTAAAGGCGCCTGTAAAAGTACCAATCTCAATAATTTGTTCAAAATCTTTTAATATTAATGAGAATGTTTTAGGAATGTGTTTTGTTTGTGCGGTTCTAAAATTTTGGTTACCGATTGTAACCCATAAAAAGTTTTCCATTTTATCTTTCTGAATTATTTAAGTTATATGATGAATTATTAGTGCCTATATGATAACAAATTCTTTCCAAATGGAAAAAAGATTTATATTTTTTAGCAAATCTCAATGCAAACTCTAATTCAAATGAATGCATATCCCCATTAAAATTATCAATGGTCTTTAATTTTTTAATATCATGTATTGCCGGTCTAAATCCAAAATAGGGCCAATTAATATAATTAACCCAATCACCTTCAGGTAAGTATTTTATTTCAACCTCATCTAAAAATAATGATTCGTTTAATTTGTGTTTTTCAGAATAATACCATTCCCAAAAATCACCAATTATTCTTGCTGTAAATAATTCTGGTGGAAATATCTTTTTTTCCCATGAATAACCAACCAAGGCAATATCATTATTATCCGTTAATAAACTAATTCCATCTAATAATCTAAAATTTTGTTGGAATAACCAATCGTCCTCTAAATGAAATACATAATCAAAATCAAAATTCTCATTATTTGTTTTCCAAATTTTCATAATTTCCAAATGTCTTTTTTTTGTGTCAAAAGAAGAAGGTTCAAATGTTATTGATGTTAACATTACATTTGGAAATAATTTTTTTATTAATGTAAACATTTCTTTTCTTTCAAAATCAGAAGATGAATCATCATAATGAATAATGTGAGATATTAGATTACGGTCAACACAATTATTATAAAAAGAATTTATTGTTCTTTCAAACAATGAAAATCTTTTACATGTTGTTATTGTTAATGATATTTTATTAGTTAAAGACATTTTTAATTAAACACAATTGATGGTAATACGTTAATATTTTTTTCCTCGTATAAAAATCTGTCACCTTCAAACACTTCAATATGGGATATGTTATTATCGTATACGGTATAGAACCAAGAGTTTCTACTTGGTGCAGATTGATGTAATTCATCAAAACTACCATCATTATAGTATATTTTAATTAACCTGTTTTTGGGAGTATCACTGTAGTTTACCGAAACAATACCAATTGATTTTGAATAATCATTTAAAACATTATTTTCTGTAAGTATGACACGATATAATCTTGTTGTACAACCTTCATATTTTTCTGAAATGTTACTTGTGGACGTTTCAGTGTTCCACCAAGTATCACTAAAATCAATATTCATTTGTTCACCAGTTCTTCTTAAAATCAAATTATCAATATCATTCTTAACGATGTTATAATATAAAAACTCTTCGGCGTTTATAAAATTATTGTTATTAAAGGTTTTTGTAATAAAGTTTAAATAATCACCTTCACATGATATTTTTTCAACAAGTTTTAAAAAATAATCAATTTCACAGAAAAAATAATGAAATGAAACATCAGGTTGATATTCATTATTTTCGTTAAAATAAAATAATCCTTTTTTATTTTCATTCTGACATAGTTGTGGAACTGTCTTTAAAAAATTTAAAGAAGTTTCACCCATCAAATCATCACATTCAAATCTTTGGAAGTGTGTGTACCCTAATTCCTTTGCGTAAGTTAAAGATTTAAAAATGTTTATTAAAACTGATAAACCGTGTTTTTGTAATCCTGAAACAGTGTCGTTTACGGTTAAAACATCACTAATATGAAACAACGTAATGTTTTTAACATTATCATAGTCGTTTTGAAACAAAATATTATTTTTGTCATAAATGTAGTAATCAATATTTGATAGTGTTTCTGATTTTACACCACTATTAGAAATTAATAAAATTTCTTGATTAATTGATTTTAAATTATTAACGGTTTGGTTAAGTTTTTGTTCAAATGATTTACTATGAACAAAACAATCTATCATTGATATTGTTTTCATTTTTTCTGTATAATATTTTTCTTTTAAATAATTTTTTAAATAATTGTGTGTTTCTTTTTTCTCTTCATCGGTCAATTTTGTAATAACACCACCACCATGTTCTCTATAAACACCACTTGGCCAAGTTTCATTTTTTATTTTACCTAATAATGATATTTCGTAGTTTAAAGGATAATCTAAAAATGGTAATTCAAACATATAATCCTTGACTAAATTTTTAGTATTTCTAAACATACGACCAAATGAAACATAATTATGAATAAATAAATCTTCAGTTGTTATATCTTCTTTGGCACTACAAAGATTTTGTGTTGGTTGATTAGGGATGTACTCTAAATTATTTTTTAACATCCAATAACCTGTTGTGTGCATGGAATAGTCGGGGTTATTATCTAAAAAATCAACTTGTCTTTGTAATTTATTTTGGTCCGTAAAATAATCATCACCATCTAAATATGCGATATATTCACCCTGACAACTATCAATTAAAAATTTAATATTTTTATGAAAACCCCAATTTTCAAGGGATTCAAAAACTTTCAAAGTTGGATTATGATATTTTAATCTTTCTAAAATTTCATTAGTTCCATCTTGAGAAAAATCATCTCTAACTAAAACTTCAAAATCAAAATTTGTTTTTTGCCATAAAACTGATAATATCGATTGTTCAATATATTTTGAAAATTTATAGGCGGGTATAATAACACTTACTTTCATATTTTTTTTTTTAACATATAACTTTAGACCATTTA